CGTTTGTCTGCTTTGCGTATTCGTTTCCAGTGGGGCTTTGTTCGATTGCCATGAAGCGTGGTTAGAGTTCTTCTACTATTGTGTTGTCCATCGGGTAGTAGGCTTTCTTGTCGTTGGCTACGAACATGTAGAAGCGTTTGTCGTATCCGAAGTAGCTTACGTTGTCTAACGTTTCCGTTTGCCACTGTTGGGTAGATCCGCACTGCGTTAGGATTCTTATTCTGTACTGCTTTGTTTGCGTTTGCTGTTTCTGGTCCATCTGGATTATTATTTATTCTGCCTGTTATTATTATTATTATCCCTGTCCTATTTGTGTTTGTTTCTTTAACTGTTCTCTATACCATTCAATTGCTAATTTCCAAGCAGATATAATATCATGCTTACACATTTTTACTTCAGACGGACATTGATAAACATTTGCATATTCGTTAACTGCTTTCTCTATATCCTCATCTGATATTTCTGTTTGGGAAGATACCATTTCGTTGGTGTCAACAATATGGTCATCACTTCCCTTACTTCCATAAGTTTCAGCATAATACTTCTCTGCAAAATCTGTTCCTTTCCATCTTTCTGCTGCATCTATTATCTGTTGCTTTTCCATTTCTTTGGCTTGTTCAATAAGTTCATACATTTTACCATGTACACCTATTGTAGATTCAAGTTTTATAAACTCTTGTTCTAACCATTCTACTGCTGTCATACTATTTAAGTTTTAAGTTATTGTTTAGTTTCATCACTTCCATAAGTTTCATTGTAGTACTTCTCTGCAAAATCTGTTCCTTTCCATCTTTCTGCTGCATCTATTATCTGTTGCTTTTCCTTTGTTAGTAGTGCTACTGCTTTGTCGTAGCAATCTTCTTGGTTGAATGGTATAACTTTACTTTGCTCTCGCATCCACTCTATTAGTTCTTGTAGCGCTGTCATGTTATTTCTTTTTAAATATTTCTTCTACTGTCCCCACTATCGGAGCAGAGGCGATGTAAGTCGATTGCGACGAGTATATGGTCTTTAAGAGGCTCTCTATCCTGTCCTTGGCTTGAGTCTCTAACATAGCGTACTCGTCTTGGTACTCTAGCTCTATGTCTCTGGTCTTTATTACTAGTTTCATGCTATGCGTTTAATGTTTTATTTCGTTTAAGCGGTTCTTTTTTAAAGAAATATCCCGTTATGTCTACATATCGAAGTAATTCTTTATCACCCTCAATTGTTGTTGTTCCCTTTGCGGCTTTGAGCATTGCAATTTTATATCCTAATTTATTAGCAAGCCATTTTACAATTAGTGTTGGTATTCTTTTCATATATTATACGTTTAATGTTTTATACTGCTGCGAACCTTACTAAACATGCTCTATACCCTTCCGGTAAGAATAAGTCTGGATTCTCTAATATAGTTTCTAATTTATCGTGTAGCATTTTCTTTTGATCTTCCCAAGTTACAGGATTATCTATATCTTGTGGAAACTCTGGCGACCATTCAATCGTAACACTTCTTTTTGGTAAGAATGATATTGGATTATAAATCACTGGTGTTATTACACAACCATCTTTTATTGGTTGATGAAGACTGTTTGGATCGTATACTAGCGGAGTAAATAATACTTTATATATGTATCCTACTCTACCTGCATAGTCTGGATTGTCCGTATCGTGTATTTTAATTGTTTCGGCTACTATAGGATTACCATCTTCTGTTAGGCCTGATGGTAAATCCATCCACACAATCCTTTCAAATCCAAAATGTTTGATCAACTCTTCTTCTACCTGAGTACGTTGCTCATCTGTTAAGTTGTCAATGCCAAATATTTTATCTGGATTGTGATCATTTGATAGATCTTTGTCTGGTGAGCATATGCTCATTAATTTTTCTGCTAATGCTGATTTCATATATTATACGTTTAATGTTTTAATTTCTGCTGAATAGTTTTTGATACCAAGTCTGTTTGTTCAATCTTTTTATCTCGTATGACTTGTCACGCAAATCCTGTTCTGCCTTTGCCAACTTGTTGTTTAAGTACTCAATTTGATCTGCCAACACTTTTATGGTGCGCTCATCACTATCGGTTCCTAGTATGTATTTGATTCGTGTGCCGTCTGCTGCGGCGAAACTGACGTGCCAACTACAACGCGGTTCTACTATCTGAAGTACAGTTCTGCTGTTGACTATTGCTCTCAAGTCTTTGAGTTCCTGCTCCATGAAATCGTATTCGATCTTGTCTAGCGTTACTTTCTTTGCGCTCATATTATTTGTTTTTATTTGGTTTTTGGTTGGTACCAATGGTACTGACAGCTGTGTTCCGAGTGGGGTATGCGACACCTGTTCAACTCGCAGATCAGTCCCTGACCCGCTCCTATAGCACTAAACAGGTATTTGCAGTTGGCGCATTTCGGTTCTCGGTCTTGCAACAGCTTCTCTACTTCTCTGTATGCGGCCGCTAGTTCCCAATTCTGCGCTTTGACGTGGTGGTTTTTTGCCCTTCGGACACGGCGTAGCTCGCTTGCGGGCTCGCCTGGGGCCGGGACACTTTCGTTCGCGCGCGCTTCGGTTTGTGAATGTTTATCTATCATAACGTTTATTTTTTTGGGTCGTGGTTTATTATTGCATAGCCTTCTGATGCTCTGATCTTGTCTTGAATCTCTGTTATACTTTCCTTTACTGAGAATGAAGAGTGTCCCATTACATGCACTGTTGTGCCTGTTGGTGTCGGTTCCAAAGCAACTATCATCATCGTATTGACTGCTATTTCTGCTGCGTGTGTCTTTGTTAGCGTTATGAATTTCATTGTTATTTTATTAGGTGCGGTTTAGCTTCATTTTGACCTGCTCCTGTCACTTGTACAATTTCTGGTTTATACTCTCTAAAGCTCTTAGCACCTGCGTATGAGAACGCCGATCTTAATCCGTCTGTTACTGATTCAATAATATACTTAACTCCGCCTTTGTACGGTATAACTGTGCTCTCGCCTTCTACATTTCTTGCTTCTTGTCCATGAGTCATCTTAGTTTCAAGTGATGCAGCGCCTCTATATCTTTTATATAAGCCATTAGGTTTTTCTATGATGGATCCAGGAGCTTCTTCTGTTCCGGCTAATATAGATCCCAACATCACTGTGTCTGCTCCGAGAGCTATGGCCTTTGCGATGTCTCCGCTCGTTCTGATTCCTCCATCTGCAATAACAGGTATTGTTGACACAGCGCAAATCTCATTTAAACACGTTACGTTAGGCACACCAAATCCAGTCTTGATACGCGTTGTACACAGAGATCCTCCACCCACACCCACACGTAGAGCATCAGCACCCCACTCGATAAGATCGTCTGCTGCATCCGCGGTTGCAATGTTTCCTGCGATAACATCAACTCGTGAATTAATGCTTTTTACTTTTTGAATCGCCGACTTTACATTTTCGTGATGACCGTGTGCCACATCTATGAGAATAACATTTGCTCCCGCTTCGATTAACGCTTTAGATCTTTCATAAAAATCTCCGTTGGCTCCAACCGCTGCGCACACCGGTATGTCTTTGAATTCTGCGTGCCAATCGTCATACATAACTCCCCAATTCTCATACATTGTTTGTTCATTATTGATCGACATGTTTTTGTATTCGTGCGCTTTCTTTACATACTCAACTTGTTGTTCAATAGTCATAAATCTATGTATGACACCCACACCGCCTTGACGCATCATTTCAATGGCCATGTCAGATTCACATACTGTATCCATCGGTGCTGCGACGAATGGTCTGATTATACCATAGCGCTTTGTAAAGAGAGTACAGAGATTTACATTTTTTCTACTCGTTATTTTGCTGTATTTTGGAACGAGTTGAATGTCGTCGTACGTTAACGCAACTTTTATATTCATATCTTATTGACTTTTTTTCTTTTTAGATGACATTGTGGTGCTTTATAATTTTCTCAATTCGATATCTGCAGAATATATCATCCATTCCGCATTGTCTATATTTTTACCGTAATGAAAAATTTCATTCTCAGATTTTAGACCCAACCTATCTGCGATTGGTTTGGTGAGCGTTGGATTTCCAACAAAACTATCATCAATTTTCGCTCTAATAATTGCGGGTCTAGCGCCTTTTTCTAATCTAGGATTGTTGAATAATCCCTTATCTGCAAAACGCATTGCTATATTACGATCGTACGTCCAACTCTGCGCTAAGTTAGCACTTTCATACGGCGCTTGTATAATAGTAAAACCTTTTTCTTTATTTATAAAATTATTTTTTATTGTTTGATACATTTCTGACGTAACTGATGTACCTCGATAAGCGTATCCTGATTTTGGTTTGAGTAAAGTTGAATAATTATTTTTGTTATCTAATAACCATTTAACCAGATCAGCAAATTCATTTTGACTTAAATTGTGTTGGGATTCTATGTAATGTATGAGTAAGTTTTTATATTTACCATTATCAAGTATATCTTGATTACGAAATAAATAAACTAATGGCTCTTTAGTTTTAAATTCTTGCAATAAATCAATTAATCGTATCATAATAATAAATATGAATCAATTTGATAACGGTGCTTTAATACTTGGGTGTGATTGATAGTTTTCTAATTCAAAATTAACTTGTCCATTTATTGCTTCATCTAATCCTTTATGTTCTAGATTAGCTAAAAATATTGGATTCATTTTTAACTTAGGTAACTCAAACGGCTCTCTACCAATCTGCTCTTTAGCCTGCTCAATGTGATTTGAATACAAATGAACATCACCTAAATTACCAATCAGTTCATCAGGAACCATATTCACTTCCTTAGCTATAATCTCTAAGAACAAACCATAACTTGCTATGTTGAATGGTAAACCAAGGAAGGTATCTACTGAGCGTTGATTCCACATTAGAGAGATTGCTCTGGTTGGTACTCTGCAAGCTCTCATATTATCTTCTTCGTTTTCCAATCCAGCTTCTAAGTGTTCTAAAATCACATTATGTTTTTTACACCAATCTCTTCTCTCTTCCAAACTCAACTCTCTTGTATAAACTTGAAATCCATAATGACATGGTGGCAAGACCATATTTTCTAATTCACCGACATTCCAAGCACTTACCATTAATCTTCTACTATCTGGATTGGTTTTAAGTTCATCAATTAGATTTTGAATTTGGTCAATCGTTTTATTACCCTCAACATATGTATCATTTCCACTCAAAGGATCTTTCAATGTGGTTTTAATTAATGTTTTGGTGTGCCATCCTCTCCATTGTGAACCGTATATAGGACCTAACTCTCCCCACTCTTCCGCAAATTCATCATCTGTTTTTATTAGATTGATAAACTCTTCTTGTGTTAATGGTATTAATTTATCAGAATCACTAAACAATTTTTCAATGTGGTCTTGCATTCCCATAATATCACCACATTTGTATCCATCAATAATTTCATCCACTTCTTTTGTATAGTTCTTATACGCATCGCCATCCCAAATATGACATCCATTATCTACAAGGTATTTGATATTTGTATCACCACGTAGAAACCATAACAGCTCTGTTACGATTGACTTCCAAGCCATTTTCTTTGTTGTTAGGAGTGGGAAGCCTTCCTTCATGTCATGTCTAATTTGCCAACCAAAGACAGATAGTGTGCCTGTTCCTGTTCTATCTTTCTTTTCTACTCCATTACCTAGGATGTAGCAAAGTAAGTCTTGATATTCTGTATCAATTAAATTCATAACTATTTTTTAAACTGTTCTAAATTGAATATGTCTTTTTCTCTGTCTTCGTGTCCCTTTATATAAGCTTCTCTTATGGCATGGTTAACACACTTAACTATGAAATAGTGTCTATTAGGATTCTCATCATGGAGAATAAATGCATCGAGCATTACGTTAGAGTAGCTAATCCACTTTGTGGATGCCACAGTTATCACTTCTGAAGTATCTCCTGAATCTGGATCTATATCCATGTATTGGATTTCCCAGTGGTAATCTGTTCTTTCTATTCGTTTCATAACTCTAATTTACTGCTTATTATTTCAAATAAAAAATCCTGATTTTTGGTCAGGATATTTAATTAGTTTTCGGTGTCTTCGTAGAGGGTGTGTTGTCTTATTACGAGTGGTTCTTCTGCGTTTGGATCCAATACGATAGTTATTGGAAGATTGCTCTTTAGTGATTCTGTTAATTCTTCTATAAGTTTAAAATTACTTTCTATGTGTTTATTATTTGCTATAACTAGCAATCGTTCTTGTTTTTTCATTTAAGTAATTTTGTTATAAGTGAAGATGCTATTGCAAATGCTAATGCTCCCAACAACGCTGCTCCAAATACCTGTTTGTATGTTATTATCGGCCAAATTAAACTTATTCCACACCATGCTACAAGAGATAATATAGCTAGAAAAACTATATTCGCAAATAATAAAGTAAAAAATAGTAATAAAACTTTCATGTTATAACATTAGATTGTGGATGAGTGATGCTATCAACAAAGACGCTGCAATCGATGCTGAAAATATAGCTACAGCTAACCAGATTTTTGCGCACGTCTTGTGCTTGACTTTATTTTTCATTAAATACTATTTTATTAATGGCAGTATTGCAAGATCTTTCATCTTACACTCAGTCATAATGTCTATTTCCAGATTATAATTATCTGGCAATTTAGAAATATAATCGCTATGAGCTCTAGCATTTTCTTTTACGTTGTTTTCGTGTAATCTTTTGCTCTCGCTATAGTGTACTGCTTGAGTGATACCATCAGGCCAAGTTGTTGCAGCCAACTTGAGTGCTTCCTCTTCTGTTTGATTACCAGGATTCAAAGAATGGTGGAAGTAATCGAACGTAATTGGAATGCCTATAAGCTTGTGTACAAACATTAGATCTTCTACTGTATATTGCTTAGACTTATCGTCGTTCTCTACAACCAATCTGCTTCTAACAGACTCTGATAGAAACCAGTATGCATCACAGAATCTTATCATAGACGCTTTCTTGCCTCCAGCGGTCGTGTTAACGTGTATATTGATCTTGTTGTATGGCGTCTTGCTAAGACCTATCAAATCCATTATCTTTGCATGCATTTCTAAATCTCGTATAGAATTTTCTACTACTGTATGATTTGGAGATGCGATAACTGTAAATGGACCTGGATGGAAACTTAATCTATGACCGTGTTCTTGAGCGTAATCTCCTGCTTCTTTAAGCGCAGCAGTTATCTCTTTAATATCAGGAAGTTCATCTATGTTTATAGCGTTGCCCCATGGTATCAATCCTGAGGACATTCTAAACATTTTGATATTATGCTCTTCGTTCCACTTAAGAATCTTGATGAGATCTTGTGCATTTTTAAGAGCGAGCTCAGATACATAAGGTAATCCTTTTGCTTTGAATGTTTTTAGTGTCATGCCTCTATTAGTAGTCGCTGACTTACCAAGAGTCATGTTTATGCATGCGTAACCTATTTTTCCCATAACTTTTATTGATTTATTAACATTAGTAATATATAACTTAATTTGTAACCTGCAAATGCACCTAACGCCGAAGGTATAGGAAACACTATCAATTTGCCTAGATCAGTAACATACTTAGGTCTATTGACTATTTTACCCATAAAAAAGTAATAAGCTATGTAACCTGCAATTACTGCGATATCAGTTCTCATTGCTATGAATACGACAAGCATGGCTCCTAAGAATCCAAATATGAAATTGTCTCTGACTCCTTGCCATACTTCTTGTCGTGTTGCGGCTTTCCATTCTTTTACTATCTTTCTGTATTGAGCTTTTCTTCTGGACATTATATTAGTTTTGTGGTTCGCCTATCTTTAAGCCGTAAGAGAGATTAAACATAGACATTTCTGTTAACGCCATTTTCTTTGTCATCTTGAGTGTTTTTCTTAAATACTCTGTACCCCATTTCATCCACTCTTCGCACTCATCTTCAGTCATTGTGTATTCAGCATACCAATCGTCTTTTCTGCCTTTAATATCTTTAAATGTAATACTATTCCCTGATATTTCAAACATTTTATTTATAAGTGTTTCGACTATTATTGTATTATCTCTTCTCATTTTAATGTTTTATTAAGTTCTTCTTTTGCAACCTTTCTAATATATTTTCCAAGATCTTGGTCGTTATGTAGTGCTCTTGCTACTCGATCTATAATGTACCACATATCTTGAGCAGTCTCTGCAAGTTTCATCTTCTGTTCTAGATTTTCTATTTCTTGTTGCAATCTTTCTTGTGATGTCATAGTTCTCTAGATTTTTGTTGACTTATAAATGTTTCATAATCTACCCATTTACCGCTTTCTAAATCCTCGTTAGGGAAATAAAGAGTAACGTTACGATTTTCATCTTTTCCAATTGCGGTGAATCCGAATCCTTCGCATATATACGATTTATACCAAGTAGGATCTATTGTGCTTGCGACTATATCTATGTCGAAATCGTGAGGCATGTCAGGATCATTGAGTTCACACCATTGTTTTGAGAAATCTGCCATTTGTTATGTAGTTTTAATTGTGTTTTGAATGTATTCTCTGCCCTCTTCTGAGATAGAATAAACTATATCTCCGTTCTCGTTCACTCCTGTAACTATGTAACCAAGATTAGATAGTTTTTCTAACATCTTATTAGTAGATTCAAAAGTGGCGTCTTCCCAGACTTTTTCTAATTCACTTTCACAAAGTACGTATGTTTCTCTATTGAATTGCTCATAATCTGACCATGCGATCTTGGTGGCTTCCATTAGCAATGAAAGGAATGCCTTTTCAAAATCCTTATCTATTTCTTTTTCAGGTTGTATGCCTTCGTACCCACTTTGAAATGTATTTTTAAGTTCTAAGAAATATTCTAAATAGCTTGAATGTGTCATTGCTCCTTGTACATTTTAATTTTCGATAACTTGTTTACTTGCTCTATGAGTTTGTTTATAGATTGTTTCCACTCTGAAAGTTCTTTGCGTTTTGTGCCTTTAGGCCTTTCTTCAAAGGCTTTCTCTATTCTTTCTGTTAGATCTACTATCAACATAACTATTTCTTTTTGCTTTTAGTCTCTTCGCTAACTGCATGTTCTTTTAGCATCTGATCTGTGCTGATCTTTCTTGTGCCTTTCCATTCTGATTTTGGTACAAACTTCCAGTATTTTGTATCTACCTTTTCGTTTGCTTCTGCATCAGACACTCTTTTGATGTCTCCTACTTTTGCGTATTTAGTTTCTCTGATTGCTTGTATGCACTTCATAACTTAATTTTTTAAATGAATAATGATTTGATTTGTTGTTTGGTCGCCATGCCAGTATGTCGTGTAGCTGGCATTCCGTTTTTAAATACTATCAATGTTGGAACTGCTGTTACGCTAAACGTTTGCGTTAATGGTGATTGAGAAGCATCGATATATTCTATCTGGACGCCGAGTTCTGACGCTACTTCTTGCACTATAGGTTTAAGCGCTTTGCACGGAGCACAAGTAGCTGTGCTAAAATACATAACTTTGTTCATGTGTTAATATTTGTTTGCTAGTTTTAAAATGATTTCTTCGTCTTCTTTTGTGAGCCTATAGTAATTTGCTCCTAGTGTCCATAAAGCTTTTTCTATTTCGCTTTGGCGTATTGTCTTATCGTAGCGAGGATCTTTTTTTGGCCTCTTGATAATGTATGTCTTTTGATCTATCATAACTGTATTGATTTGATATAAATGTATTGATTAGTTTCTATCTGAGGAAATCTAAAATTTCGGTTCTAATATATTAATATGTTTTAGTTAGTATGTCAAGTATTTTTATCACTTGATATATTTTTAATATCGTAATAAAATGAATCCGTATCTTCAGACACCCATCTATCGGCTACAGATTCGACTGCTAAAAGTTCGGTGTCTACCTTTATGTCTTTAGGATTGACTGGAAACTCTTTGGTTATCCAATTGCTATCTTTCCAAAATATTCTGTTGTTTGGCATACATAACAAATATCCATCATCAGCAACTAGTATGTGTCCGCATTTATAATCAGTCGGCTCGTCTGAGTATGGATTGTTCTGCCAATCTACAGTAAACATGTAAGTTGCCCATGCAAAAGACTTGTCTCTTAGCATAACCTTACATTTCTTTTCTTTTAAAAAGCCGTACGTCTGTACAGTTACATCGTTATCAAAACAATCCCAAAGCTGTTTGAAATAGTATGGAAGATCTTTTGTAGGTTCTTTTAAATAGATTTCTGATATTGGCACTCTAGATCTTAGCATTCCATAATCTGTCATGATATGAAATGTGAGTATCTTTCCCATTACAGATTGTATTCCAAATGCGTAAGCATTATGGTACTTAGTAGAGTCTTTTGGATTCTTAGTAAAATAAGACTCCTTTATAAGACACTTAAAGTGTGGTATATTTTCGTTCAGCATTACGGCTTACTTCTTGGCTTTGATAATGAGTTCGCCTATCACCTCTAACCTACCTACCTCTCTTTGAAACTCTGTTTGAGTCATATTGAGTGATATGCTTTTTAGTGTTTTTTCGAACTCTTTCTTGCCTTCTTCTATGTCAAATTTACCCTGATTAGCTTTATTATAATAGGGTAGCTTAACTATGAAGTGATTGTAGGTAAGCATAGAAAATCCGCCTTTCTCTTTTGCAGAAGTGGCTATCTTTTCTGCTCCATCATGTCTGATCTCAGCGAATTCTTCCAATTTAGGATCACTCACTATTTCTTCGTTCAGTATGTCTTTTAGTTTTATCATTATATTTTTTGTATTTTTTTATAATTCATAATTGCAGTTGGATATACTATTATCTCGTTCCACAAATAGGTTTTATTTTTATTGCAAGTTTTCCAATTCTTACATAAATTAGATGTGTGACCAGGTAAAGTGAATCTAAACATGTTAGCTGCTTTGCGGCCCATATCCGTAGAAAAGGATTTGGTATCTGATTCAAACGCAGCTATCAATTTGCCCTTTATTTTTATCAAGTAATTACTTTCAGGTCTAAAGAACTCTTTAGATTGCACAGTGAACGTTGATAGTGGAATAGGCGTTCCGTTCTGCATAGATTGGACTATATTCTCTAATCCTTCTGCAGATGTCCAGTGATATGATATTGTTTCTATATCAGTGCTTCCGTACACAGATTTAGTGAATCTCTCATCGAGCAATACATACGGTTCTATATTTCCTCTAGAATAGAAATAAGCGAATCTCGCTCTGTTTACATCGAAAGCATACTCGGAAAAATGATGATACATTTCCCATACTCGATAGTTAACAAAGTCTTCTATAAAATCCAGTACCATTTTTTGAGACAACTTTGGAAACTGCAGAGGTTCTACGTAGTATTGGTAACCAAAATAAGTATTAATTAGAGATACCAACCTCGGATTATCAGACAATATTCCGCCTCGTGTATCAAATCCCTGAGATTGCAAATCTATAAACTCTCTAGATATTATTTGCCACTCTTTTATAGTATGGAAACTGGATTCTGGTTTAAAGAAACCTCTGACTTTATAATTGCTAGTTTCTTCTGTTGCTATCATTATAGTGGTGTTACTGATAATCCGTTAGGTAATTCTTTTACTATTAATACAGCATCTTCAAATGCAAAAATTAAAGTTCTATATTTTGTCTTTTTAGTACCAATTATATCTCTTATGGTATATTTAAGAGGAGAATTTAATAGAGCTTTTATTGTATCAAAATTATTTATATAGTCTATGAATCTAGATTCATCAGAATTAGATGATCTTTGATTAGTCGCATCTAATTTATCATTTACTCTTCCGTGCATTTTGACAATTCCGTATTCTCCTGCTATAAATGATAAACCTTTAACATTATACATGATCTTTCTCACCATTGGTGGAGGAGTTTCCATAGCAACAAATCCGTCCACCCCGTACATATCGAAAACAGGTTTATTTTTTTTAGTCATGTCTTCTCTATTCATCGGTATCATTATGTCGTTTATGATGATGCCAAAATAGGAAGCGATCGAAGGCATATAATTCATCCACATTCCTGCAGATCCTTCGAATAACATACTATCGCTGCCTAAAGCTCGTCCCTTACTTTTAACATGTTCATAAACCATAGTATACAACAATTTGCCTACGCCAGTTCCTCTCATTTCAAGAGCTATATTAGACCAATGTATGGTTTCTACTTCTACTCCAAATCCCTTTTTTAAATTATAAAAATCACCAGTATTCAATTCTGTTTTTATTATACCAATAAAATATTCTCCAGTTACTTTAGCATTTGGATTAGTTATATAGTATATAATATCATCAGAATACCTGGTTTCTTTTGTTTTTAATAATCTAAAACCACCATTAGATTCTCCAATTACTTCAAACTTTTTCTTTATTAATTTTTGAAATGTTGGATCTGTTACTGGAATTTTTAATTCATCATAGTCGTCATTATCATCACGATACCTTCCTAATTCGTGATCTATGCCGTTCATGTACATTGCATCTGATGATATGTCTTCTGCGTTATTAGAAGATGCTTGACCTGTGCCAAAAGATATTTCTTTTACTATCTCTGTTAATTTAATCATGGTATAAATAAATATTTAGACTATTCAAAAATAGTTATAGATCCATCTTTATTTAGTTTCAATCTTGATCTGTGGTATTTGTGAGGTTTTCCTGCTTCTCTTTTTACAACGTGAATTATTTGTTTGTCTTGTTTCTTTTTATTCTGTTTCATGTAGTAGTTTTTCAAATTCTTCTTTACAATCTGGACTCATCTCTGCTTCCGCTCTATCTATTATGAGTTCGAATCTTTGTTGATTTATACGCAATACGAATTGCTCTGACTTTATGGAATCGTATTTAAGAGTTAATTCTTTATTGACAGATTCTAAAGTTTTTATTTTTGTTTTCTGATTGTACATTATATAAAATAACATGAATACGCAACACAGTTTCAGAATGACATTAATGTATTTTCTCATTGTTTATTGTTTTTAGTTTAAAAAATCTTCTCCTTTATAATCGGGATGCTCGTTATGCATTTTATCTATACCTCTTGCCCAAAGAATGGACACAACTAACACAATAGTGAACTCTAATAAGTATACTTTCCACATAATTTTAAATTTATTATTTTATTGTTGCAAATTTTATTTCTTTCAGTTCCTCTTCTATAATCATATATTCTCCGCTAGTTCCAAGCGTATCTATAAAATAGTATCTGCCTCCTGTTGCTCCGCCTTTTTTATCTATCTGAGGTTGTTCTGTATGGCCTACTACTTGAATAACCTCTTTACGTAGTGTGTCTCTGTTCGCTCTCTTTAAGGCTCGAGGTCTGATCCATATAGGCGACTGATCTTCGCTGTCTCCGTAAGGATCGAGATACGACATCTTGTTTATTAGCGCAAATTCTCCGAACTCAAATGACCTAGGTTTGTATTTGAATAGTTCGTTTAATTGTTCTACTATAGTTTCAGTTTTCCATCCGTCTTTACCAAATACCTGATCCATGTAAACGCTGCTGACTCCAGCATGCGTGAACAATATATCGTCTATTCTATGTGCAATTTGCAGATGCTTTCTATTTTCTCCAAGCACATAACTTATAGATGGAGCCAACAAGTGTTGGTATCCACTTGTGCCAGTATCTCCAATTTCTGGAAAATAGTGGTGATCGTGGTTGCCTATCAACATAACCACTTCACACACTCCGCTCTCTTTGAATTTGACGATGTCTTGGAAGTTGTTTAGCTGATCTGCTCCTTTTATATCGAACGAATCGAAGTAGTCTCCTATGAATACAATTTTATCAGGCTTCTCC